TTTTCTTTTTATTATAATATTTATTTTATCATAGTTCACACAAAAAAACACCCCAGAACCGAAGTTCTGAGGTGTAATATACTCTTGATATTCTCTTTCCCGAAAAATTATCTCTTTGATAACTCCGAACGCCTATTTTACGGCATTTTTTGACCGTTTGTCAGTTACCCGTCTTTTACGCATATTCTCTCAAGCGTTTTCCCGTTGCTTTATTATATCACAACTGCTCGAACTGTACATGCTCGGATTCTCCGGAGAGGTAAAGGTCGCCTATTGTTCTGACCATCTTCTTTCCGTCGACAACATGAATCTCTTTCACATAATATGACTGTCCTCTGATAGCACGACCGCAGATGTTGTCATTGCCCCACGCTGCCGAACGTCTGATATTGAGTGAACCGTCACAAATGACTGTCACCCTCATTTTTCCCTGTGGAATGATGACCTTGTCCTCCTGCTGCTCCTCTGTTGCCTTGTCCGGCTCTGTATTCGCCCCATTTTTGCCGTTTTCCTGTTCGGTCGGTGGATTTGTCGCCTTATCCTCGTTTGAGGCGTTCTCGTTGTCCTCTGCGTTCTCCTGCTGTGTTTCCTGCTCATTGTCTCCTGCGGCTGCTGCCACTGTCTCGCTGTCGACCGTTCCCGCAGGTGTTCCGTCCTCATTGAACGCCGGAATGCTGCCGTCCGGATTTGTCTGCAACGCTCCCTCCGGAACATCATCCGTGAGCGAACCGATGACCTTTCCGGTTTCATCCCAAACAACGAGGCTCTCGTCCTTTGCTGCTGCCTTTAATGCTGCATCAAGTTTCTTGTACTCTTTGCAGTCCTCTTTCTTGAACTCTGTTCCTTTGCCTAAATAGTATAACATGATTCTTTCCTCCTATTTGCTCAAATACTTGCTTGATGCATAACCGACAATGTTCTTGTAAACGACATACAACCATTTCACGCCGTTGCAATCGTTATAATATCCATAACACTGGACTTTCTCGTTGTGATTCATCACTGCAAGGATTGATTTTCCTGTTCCTGCTCCTGCACGGAGGTTCAATCCGGATGCAGTCACCTTGTACGTTCCTGCAAGGCTCTTGTTGAATCCGTGTGCGACATCCACCTTTGCATTGCTCTTGATTGCTGTTGTGTTGGATGCTCCCGCTCCGGATGACTTTGCTCCGTCCGTGAGATTTGTCGCTGTGTGAGCACCATCATTCAACAGAATATCTCCCTTGAGCAAATATGCATCCGATGTCAGATATTTGCTATCTGTCAACACCTCGAATCCTGCTGCCTTGAGTGCTGCCCGCAGGTTTCCAGTATAACAAGCCGTGCTCACCTTTTTCAGTGCATCAATTCCCAGTCTGTAACCTGCACCCTTTACGATTGCAGCGACACCGGATGAACAATCTGCCTCACATGCGACTGTAATCTGTGCAGGGTCGTAGTTGGAATCTACAAGGTTCGTCCAAAATGTACCCCTCTGTGACTGGTCATATCCTATGAGGTTGTTGTTTGCTGCTGCCTTTGCCATGCTTGCAATCATCGCTCTCACATCCGCATTCGGATGACGGAGAACGCATTTCCACGGTCTGTTATACCAATTTATTACCTGCCATTCTGTACCTGTCTGGTCTCCTGCTTTTCCTCCGGAATATCTTCCGTTTTCATCATGTCCGCAATTTGAAATCATTTCTTTTCCTCCTTGTCAAAATCCTCTGCTTTGAATCCGCATAGTTCCGGATTCTTTTCTTGTATCGTGTCATATAGTACCAATCCTCCAACGATTAGAGGTGTACCCCACCACATCAACGCAGCAGGTATCGAAATAATGAATCCGGTCACTCTCGCCACCCATTTTCCGAACCTCGCCTCGTCTGTGTCGAAATAGCAATCTCCGCACTCTCTCATTTCCTCCCGAATCTCTTTGTCAATGTCAAAAGAGAGTTTCCAAAAGAAAATATTGACCGCCACCCAAACGATGACCGCACCGATTGCATATATCAACATGATTGTCTGCATGTTTCCGGTGATGAAATCACACATTCTTTTCACCCGTCTCACCTGCCTCACCGCTCACAAGCGTCTGCATCGCCTTGTTGCTCTCAAGCATCTTTTTCATTCTCTCAAGTGCCTCGTCGACCATCATCGAAAAAGCCTCGAACGAAATCACCCTTGCAAGCCATGCGAACCGTGCTACGAACATATCATATACATATCGCAGTTTGATTTGACCTGTACCGCCTCCCAGTTCCTTTTCTGCCTTTGTGACTGCGTAAAGCAGCCACTCTCTCACTTTGTTCAACTGCTTGTCTGACGGCATTTTCACGAAAACATATACTGCATATCCTCCCGCTGCACATACCGCAATCAGACCCACAATCACAAACCAATTCTCGACGATGTATTTCATCCTTGTACCTCCTCGTCATCCTGCTCCGGTTCGTCATTGTGTTGTATTCCACCGTTTGATGTTCCCTTGACCGTTTTCACGGACTTAATGAGTGCCATCGCCCCGCCCTCTACCGATAGAAAACGGAATACGTTCTCAATCAGTGTCGACGGTTCTGAACCCATCCGCAAAAACACAAATATCATCACGACTGTAAAGATAAATGCTGCAAGAATCAAAGTGAATACAACACGTTTCATGAACAGACCGGACACCTTTTTGTCATGTCTCTCTTTCCGCTCCCTTATCCGGTACATTCTTTTCAGATGCCGGATTCTGATGCGTCGTTCCTGTTCTGTCATTCTCATGTATTGCCTCTTTTCTGTGAGGTTGATTCTTGCCTGTTTCCTGCCCTCCTGTTATCGGTCGGAATGCTGTTCTCCGTCCAGTCTCTTGTGATAACTCTTGAGCGACTGTTCCACAATGACAACACGCTCCCTCAATGTTTTCATTTCCTCACGGTTCTCTCTCGATTCCCGCTTGATGTCTTTGAGGTCATCCGCAATGTTCTCAAGTTTCACCATCACCATTGTGTCGGTTGTTGCTCTCTGCTCTGCATCTTCCTGTGTGTCCTTTTTCTCATTTCTCTGTTTGGAACAGATTCCGAAAAAAATCGCAAACGCAACAGATACTCCGGAGAGCAACAGGGATAATTCAATCGTCAACGGCGTTCTCCTTTCCGAACTCTGTCGCCTCGATGTCGTCGGTGTCGCAGTATTTCCGCATGTGATATTCGAGAACATCCATCTCCCTGTCTGTCTCCTCTACCTCTTGCCGGAGTTCCGCTCTGACCACCTCCTCGATTTTCGACTGTTCAATGATTGTTTGCTGTTTTTTCACGATTGCCGATAGAGTTTCCGTCACATCGCACAATCGTGATATTATTTCAAGCGGACTCATTCTGTATCACCGCCGGAGAATTTTTCTCCTGTGATATAATCATATTCATCCGCTGAAATACTGCCCTTTGCGACACGCTCGGAAATCTGTTCCTTTGTGAGAGTGCCTTTTTTGTACATTCTTTTGAGACTTTCAACAAGCATTTTCATACTAAATCAACCCCTCCTCAATCAACTGCTGTGTGTATTCGTCAATGACCGCATCTTTCTGAAACTGTGTCACTGATTCGACGATTCCGGATGTGTTCTCCTCAACGACTGACTTCATGAGTGCCATGTTCTCATATTCCTTGACTGTCATTTCTTTCTCGTCGTACTGCCATTCGGTCACTGTCTGCATCTTTCCGTCGCTGCCCTCAACCTCTCTTGTCACCTGTTCGATGTTCTTACGCAGGTAAACCGTTGACGGCGACGATGTCCTGTCGACCTCCTCCGGCTTGTCCGGCTGTGTTCCTGTCACCTTTTTCCAGTCTGTCATGTTCATTCTCCTTTCTGCTATGCTTTGAAACTATCCTCTTGAGTTTCTTGACGTTGATTTTTGGTTTGATGTAATCAATGTAATAGTTGTATGTGTCCGTGTGTTTGAACAATCCCATATATGACAACATCACCGATGCGTTATACCATGAGATTTTATCCTGCTTTGAGATATGGTTTGCCTTACGTCTCGCAGCCTCAATGTTTGATTTCCGGATGGTTGTCCGGTCATGGTGAAATTGAAATCCCATAAAATCAAGCATACGACCCTTTGTGACCTGCTTTCCGTCTTTATCGAGTACCGGATTCCCGCCTTTATCAAATACCGGATATTCAAATCTAAACACCTGCCAATCGCCTTTTATTTCAAGGTCGAGATTGTCATTCAGATATGTTTCGATTGCTGCATGTATTTTGTGCAGTTTCTTTTTGCTCTTTCCCAGTATCACCATGTCGTCCATATATCGCATGTAATGCTCTGCATGGAGTTCCTCCTTGATGTAATGGTCGAGTGCTTTCAAGTAAAAATTGCCGAACCATTGTGATGTGAAATATCCCAACGGAACGCCTTTTCGCATCTCCTCAATAATTTCTTTCAGTTCATCAAACATCGCTCCTGTGATGCCGATTTCCTGCAATATCTCCAACGCTCCGGAGATGTCGTCAAATGCTATGCATCCGACAAGCGTTTTCGTCTGCTCTGCATCTATCTCAACACCTGCATCCGTCAAAATCTTTGCAACGAGTGCTATTTTGTCATGTTCAATCAGTATGCAGAGTAATCTATAAAACCGTTTATCTCGAATTACCTCTTTGAGTTTCCTTTTGAGGATTCTCCGGTTTATGGATTCAAAGAAATGGTGAATATCCATCTTGAGAACAAAGAATTTCTTTCCGTCGTAGGAATCAAGCCATTTTCTCATGTACTTCTTTCCGTAATGAACACCCCTGTCCGGAATGCTCCGCATGAAAATTCATACAATCCATTCATCACAATCGGTTTGAACTGACCTATTGCACAATGATGAATAACCTGCTCATATTTGTAATGCGGTTTCAATATACGGCGTGTTTTCTTGCTGCTGCTCTCGTTGATGATGCTCGGTTTGTGATAGTCCGGAATGAACAACTCCTCTGTCAACATCTTTTTCAAGAGTTCTGTGTGTTCATCGAGGTTCTCTAATACCTCCCGCACATCATTCCTGTTCTTTTTCTTTTTGGATGCATTTATAAAACACTGTTTTATGTAGTCGTCTTGTAACATTGGTTCATATAGGTTGTTGTAACTTCTCATATAGTATTTTCTTATCTCCTATCGGTTTTTGTGCGGATGCTTACTCAACCGACCCTATATCCGGAATGATTTTCGCCTTGTGGCGTGGGATATAGGCTGCATTTGATTAAACGCTCCGATATGAGAAGAAATTGGACGCACCGATGTTCCAGTTCGCATTGCCCGCAGAATTGTTCAAATTCAAGTAATCCGCACCGCAGTTCTCGCCATTGTTACAGTTACCGCCGACAAGGGCGACCGCAGGGAGCAGGAACACCGCCCGACACCGCACCCTATATCCCTATATTCATTTTTCTAAAAACGACCACACCGCCTAACGGCGGGAATAGCGGAGGCGTTCCCCCTCCGTTCCTCCCCCTTGCTGCTTACGCAGCGATAGGCTGTTCTAAGAAAACGGACGCACCGAAGCCCCAGCTCGCATAGCCCGCAGAACGGCTCAAAACCAAGCAATCCGCACCGCAGTACTCGCCATCGCTACAGCCACCGCCGACAAGGGCGACCGCAGTAATTCCGGCGTTCCACCAAAAATAATCACATGTGTATGTGCTACTGCTGCCACCTATTGAGTTGACAATGCGTCCGAATCTGCTTGACTTTGTTCCTTTCTGATAACCGTTGCCGGATGATGCGAATGTGATTCCGACCTTTTCAAAGTCCTTTCCTGTCAGATTGTACGGCGGTGTCATCTTTGCAAGGATTTCACCTCCTACCATCAACAGACCGTTGATTCTATCCCAACGGTTGCCCCACGGTTTTTCCATGTAGAACACTTTTACCTCATGTGTCGTGTCATTGTAGCCGAAAAACTGTCCTTTTCCGGTGAGTGTTCCTGTTGCAAGGTGTCCGTAATTCTTTGACGAATCGTTCACATATCCGGTTGTCTGCCCCTGTCCGAATGCCGTCTGTGAATTGTCTGTCTTTGACATAATCTTGAGCATACAATTCAACAGGTTTCGTTTGCTCCATGAGCCGATATTCCATCCCGCACCGTTTGCCTTTGCTCTTGCAATCTCTGTTGATGCGTTCGTGTTATACATGAGTGCCTGTCCTGCAAGTGAGCGGAGGCGTGTTCCATCATACGAACCGCCGAACATCGGAAAATAGAGTTTGTCCGCATGTGAGCCGTCCTCTCTGACATATGCGTCATCGTTGTATGATTCATCGTACTGGACGTTTGAAATAATCATGTACTCATAATTTCCGACCTCAAACTGCGAGAGCCAAATCTTGCCCTTGTCACCGCTGCCATCGAATACGCTCATTGCATTTCCTCCGTATGCCGTGTTTGAGACATCGGATGCCGTTTTTCCGTCTGCTTTCTTTGTGTGGTCGTTCGGGTCGAGTTTATAATCTTCTGTACCGTCATATTTTACCATTGCCGGATAATTGTTCTTTACGAAAAAGACATCTCCCCAGTCTCCGAAATCGAATCGTCCGGCAGAATAATTCATTGCAGCGGGTGTCATTCCTACTGCATCGAAAAGGTATGTGCAGCGTGTCGCCGGATTGCTGTCATTTTTGTTGATTTTCATTCCGTAACGCTTTACGCCCTTTATTCTTACATCTTCCCCGACTGCTGCCATTATTGCGTTTGTATTCGCATATGTGCGGTCGAGTGTGTCTTTGTCTGCTACTTTAACAATCAAGTCTCCACTTGCCATTTTTTACGCCTCCCTTATCGTCAAAATTCCATCCTCAACCGTGAGGACACATGATTTCTTTGTGACGGTGTCAACCATAGTGTTGAGACCGTTCACGATTCCTTGACACGCTTTTGCTGCTGCATTCGCTGTCGACGCTGCATTGTTTGCCGTTGTTGCTGCACCGTTTGCACTGTTCGTCGCCTCTGTCATGTTTTTGCTGAAATTGTTCACGGTGTTCATATATCCCTGTGTCAATGTCAGTATTTCCTCATAACGGGCATTGTTGACGATAATCGGCAGGTCAAAGAATTTCTTTTTACCATCTCCCTGTCTGATTTGATAATGACCGGATGTGTCAATCTCAACTCCGATTTCTCTTTCCTTGAGAATCAGAGTGTCCTCAACTGCTTTCCAGTCTGCCGTTGTTCCGGTGCATGGTCTGATTGCTGCCATTGTTCAACCTCCTTTGCTCCGTGATTATGGAATATATCACACAATCACTCCTTTGTGTTCGTTTCGCCGTCTGTTTCCAGTATCATGGAATTATACTGCTAATTGTCGGGAGGTCGGCGTTCCTCCGTCAAAATCAACGCCCTCATTCGCATTTCTGACCTGTGGCGTTGCTCCGTCGATGAATACCGGTGTCACCGTTCGCAGATACGGCGTTTCTCCGTCACAATCAAGATACATGCTCGAATATAACGCCTCTGCACGGTTGAAATAGTCCTGCACACTCTCAAGGATTTTCTCTGCTGATGCAAGCAGTGAATTTTGAATCGTGTCATCAATATCCTTTTTGTCCTGCTCGACCTGTTTCTTTGCCTCTGCAACTGCTGTCTGCATCTGTGACACATCCTGTCGAATCTGCGTTGCTGTGTTCAATGTCGCCTCAAGTTGCTCTTGATTCTGCAATGCATCCTCTGCCCGCTCTGTGACCTCTTTGCAGGCTGTTGTCGCCTTTTTGGATGCATCTGTTGCCTCATTCGTATTCTTGACCGCCTGTGAGGTGTCCTGCTGCCTCTGCTGCTCCTGTTGGATGCGGGTGTTCTCATTTTCCTGTCGCTTATTTTCTGCCGTCACCCTTGCCTGTTCCGCTTTCACTCTCGCATTCTCTGCGACTACTCTTGCGGATTCTGCTTTCTTGACTGCTGCATCCGTGTCATCAATATTCTTGATGTGTCCTGCAATCCTGTTCTCAAGGTCTGTGAACTCATTCGCTGACAAGATAGCATTTTCATTCCTCTGTGACGGTTCAATCTCCATCGTGAATGATGCGGATGTGATAACCTGTGAATCATCGCTTGTCCGGATTTCAATGTCGCAATACGCCGTTCCGGAGGCTGCAAGTGCTTGATTTGTCAATTCGACTGTCACATCCGAACCGGAATATGAACATGTGTTATACACATGCTTTCCGTCCGGCTTTGCGATGTTGATGACTGCTCTCGCACCTGTCGGGATTGTGTACGGTTCACCGTTGTTGAGCAGTCTTGCGACAATGAATCGTGTTGCCTTGTCTCCCTGCTTTGCAGATACTAAATATCTTTTAGTGTCTCCGGACATTTCAAGATTGATGTTCGTTGTCAGTTTCGTCAATGCTGCCATGCTCTCACCTCCTCTCGGTGCTGCCTCTTTTATTCTCCCTGTTCTTCAATCCAGTCATTGATGAATTTTTTTAACCAATCAATATGTCCTTGTGCCTCCTCGCTCAAAACCGTCATACTACCTTTGTTGTTGTCGCTGGTTGTTTTCCCGCTGTCTGTCATTTCTGTGTATGTGAATCCTAATCGTTGCCCCTGTGCTGCGTTTGTTGCGTTGAATCCTGTGATAACTCGTCTCATTCTATTTTCTCCATTCTTTCAATTATTTTTGTTTGTTCTTCCTGCACTTCAATTTCGTCTCTTTCCATCTCGTACAATAGCATCAACTGATTTCTTATTTGTTCATTGGACATTTCCTGTTCTTCTGCCGTCACATCTTCTTTTTCCGGTATGTCTGACTGCTCAATTCTTGTGTCTCTGCATCCCTTTTGTCTTGTTTTTACTTCCCAGTAAAATTCAAGTTTTGGTGTGCCTTTTACTACGAAATAGCCGTCTTTTTCATTTGTTGATTCGACATATAACTCACCTGCTCCCTTTGCAGTTAGCATCACATGATATTTCATGTCTTTTTCTATCGTCAGTAGGAAATCGTCATCAAGATACACATAACATTGACCGTCATCGTCAAGTCTACCTGTTCCCACGTCTCCAAACGTAGGCGATGCCGTTTCGTATGCATACATTTCAATGTTTCTCCCGTCGTCTGTATGTATTATTCTTGATTTCTTTCCTAAACATCCAATAGTACCATATGCATATATATCATTGTTCGCTGTGATTCCATACCCCCACAACACGCCCCCGCTCTCTCCTACAAAGATATGCGTTCCGACATACCCTAGTAGCATTGAGTAGTTGAGTTTTGACAGTGTTCCCGTTTTAAAATCGCTATTGAGATATAAACCGGAATAGAATTTCGGTGATAGTGCAAATACATTTCCGACATTCGTTATCTCGCAGTTGTTTCCGATTGTCAGTGAGCCTCCTGTGACTTTCAATGCTTTTGTCTCTGCCGAACCGTCCGTGTTTATTTTAAAGTTTGAATTTGCTGTCACTGCTCCGTTCAAACTTATCTTTGAGGCATTGATTGAGACGCTTTCTGCCGACTGATTTATTTTTGAAATTACCTCATCGCTCCCGACTTTTTTTGAAACGGTTGATTCGATTGCATCTGCTTTCACTTTAATTGCAGAGTTCATCTGCTCCGTCGTGGAATACTCTGTCAGTTTCTCGTCTGTCGCTTTGTTCGCATTCTTTTCCGCAGCATTGCACTTCTCTGTTACGGTCGTTTTCGTCTCATAGGTCTTTGATACTCCTAGATTGATTTCGTCCTTTGCTGCTGTTATATGCGATTCAACATCCGTTTTCGTATAATATCCATCTTTCAACACTTTTTTTGTGTTGTTATTTGCGATTGAAATTGCCTCGTCTGTTGCTGCTGCTGTCTCCTCTTTTTGGACTTCTGCAAATGTTTTTCTCGCATTGGAAATCTCGACCGTGTTCTTTTTTGGTGATTCCGGATATTCAGTAATTTTGACAATCCTCTGTTTTTCCCTCGTCCTCGTTTTCTTTGACACAAGTGTGACCGTGTCTCCGATTCCGTATGAAAGAATGTCTTTGTATTCCTCTGATGCTTTCGCAAGGTCAACCACCTCTGCGGTGTATGCTTTGTATGGTCTTGACATCTCCTCAAGTTTTGCCGTTGCATCTTCAATCAGACTTGTTGTGTTTGTGTATCTTTCATCTTTCCAAACATACGCCTTGATTTTGGAACTGTATTGAAAATTGTCGATGTAATCTTTTCCGGTCAACCACTCCGGTGTGATGCCGTCCTTGCCTATCGGATAGATTCTTGTATAAAAATCGTATGTGTCCGATTTCAATGATATTTTCCGGAGGTTCAATCCCTCCATGAAATAGCATCCTTTGTCGCTGCCTATTCGGTCATATATGTCGATTGTCTTTGTCAGTGAATGGATGATGCACTCACAACGATATGTCGAGAGGCACTTTTGCAGGACATCCCATGCGGTGACGCTCTCCTGCTCGTCGATTGTTCTTTTCTTTGTGACGGTACATGTTCCGACATTCCATCCCGTACCCTCAAACGCAAACTCAAGACATGCCTTGATTGTCTGCTCCTGTGATTCAAAACCATACGGGAACGCCGTTCCCTCCAACTCCTCGACATTGAGGACTGCTGTGTATTTGTTGAATTGCTCTCCCTTTTCAACCGCTTTGATGACATATTCGTCCGTTTTGGTGCGTATATAATATTCTTCTTTTAGCAGGTCAACCAATGCTCCCGCTGCCGGATAACTGAACGACAACTCTTTGTCTCCGGAATCCAGTGTCGTGGTGATTTCCCTGTCTTTGAATCCGGACAATGTTCCGATTCTTTTCTTTTTGTCATTAAAAATCTGCAATGTTCTCACCTCCTAAATCCACATAGGCGTGTATCTGATAGTCACTCTCGCCTTTGTGTTGGAGAATGTGAGTGCTGTTTCTCCGGTCTTTAATACCGGAAACGTCCAGATGTTCACCTTGTCAAATGCATTTGTTCCGTCGATTGTCACAAGTCCGGTCTTTGCGTCTATCACAACCGTCTTTCCTGCTGCCAAACTCTCAATGATGATGTCATCCTCTCCCAGTCCGGCGATTGTGTAATTCGTCAATGCACTCTTTGCATATACCTCCACAACGCACGGAGCGTCTCTTGTACCCACTTTATAGAACGATGCAGAGGTTTTCCCGTCGAATGTGATTGAGAGGTCGTCATCGACGAAAAAGCCGTCAAATTCGAGGTTTACAATGTACCTCTGTTTTACATTCTTTTTTTCGTAGTCATTTGTTGTGATGAATCCGATGTATGTTCCTTTGTAGCCGTCGAGTTCCATCTTGCAAGCCTTTGTGAAATTACTCATGAACTCCGATGCAGCACGGATGATGTTGTTCCTGTCCTTGCCTTTGAAATATATTGACAGTTTCAAATGACCCATCTGAATCTCTGTCTCAAATTCCGTCGGCAGTGCTGCACTCGTCAACCATTCATAAGAATTTGAAAAAGAGGGAGGCTGCACATCGGCGGTCAACTGCTTTGCATCATATTTCTTGATGTCTATTCCGTTTATTTTCATCGCCCTGTTTTACCTCCCTTTTCGCTTATTTATTACCATTTCCGCATCAACCTTTGACACGGTTCTGCTTGCTATTTCGTCGCCGTCGATGTATGTGTGATTCGTTACATACACAACTTGCGATTTCTGTACAGCATCCATTTTCTTGTCAAGGATGCTGTTTAATTTATTGTAAAATTCTGCAAGAGGCAATATTGCCTCGTCTCCTGCCTCTCCTCCTACCATGAGGCTGTTTCCGTTGATTCCGAACACTGTCGGATTTGTCATGATACCTCCGGATTTGTACCACTGGATTGAGAACGACGGGAGTGAACCTTTTCCTCCAATTCCAAACGGTGCAACTCCTCCGTGCACGCTGATGTGTGGCAAGTTCAAATGTGGCAATGACCATTTGAAATTGAACGCCGATTTGATTCTTGACAATGCACCTGTCACCGCTCCGTGTGCGGATTCCATCTTTGAGGAGAATGATGATTTGATATTCTCCATCGCAGACGATGCGGTCGATTTTGCACTCGCTAATTTGCTTGAGAACGCCGATTTGATGCTGTCAAGCTTCCCGCCTGTCAGAGTGTTCGCCGTACTCATGAGAGAGTTCATTGTGTCCTTTACGCCTGTGAACGTAGCAGACACGATTCCCTTGATTCCCCCGCCTTTTTCACTGTATGCGGATTTCATATTATTGAGTTTCGTTGAAACATTGGACTTTGCTGTCTCCATGAGTGAGGTTGCCTTGTCCTTTATGTTCGTGAAATCCGTCGACCATTTCGTTTTTATCTCCGAAACCTTTGAGGAAAATCCGGATTTGATTTCTGTCAATTTATTCGATGCATTATTTTTCCATTCCGTCATTTTTGTGGTGACGGTGGTTTTCATGTTCTCCCAACCTGTTGAAACATTTGACTTGATGTCTGAAACCTTTGTTGAGAAATTCGTCTTTATTTCATTCAGTTTGTTTGATGCGTTGGTTTTCCATTCCGTCATTTTTGTGGTGACAGTGGTTTTCATGTTCTCCCAACCCTCGGAAACCTTTGTTTTGATTTCCGATGTCTTTTCAGAGAATTTTGATTTGATTTCAGAGAGTTTCCCTCCGGATAAATTATCAACGAATGTGAATCCTGCTGAATAATATCCTTTGATTCCCTCCCATCCGGCAGCAACAACGCCCTTGATACCGCCTCCGTTTTCTTCATAGGCGGTTTTCATGTTCCCCAGTTTTTCCTTTGCCGTTTCGGTCGCTGCCGACATGACATTGTGAACCGTGTCCTTTACGCCGTTGAATACTTTCGATGCAGCTTGTCCTATTGTGCTATTTTTTATGTTGTCACCGATTTCCTTGACCTTATTCGTGACCGCCTCTTTCGCTTTCGTGAATGCTCCCGTGATAGTCTCTTTGATTGCATTGAATTTTTCTTTGATGTTGCCCCACAATTCGGACAGTTTTTCTTTGACCTTATCCCAATTTTTATATAGTGCGACACCTGCTGCAATCAGTCCGGCAATCAGTGTTACAATTAAAATAATCGGACACAAGTTCATAACTGCATTGAGTGCCGTTTGTGCCACCGTCATTCCTCCGGTTGTTGCCGTGGCTGCTGTTGTAGCTGCCGTATGTGCTGCCGTGGCTGCTGTTCCTGCCGTATCTGCTGCCGTTCCTGCTGCCGTGGCTGCTGTCTTTGCCGTAATCTTTGCAATTATCTTTGCAGCTCCGGACACAAATTTCTGTCCGGTCGTTACCGTGTCAGAGATTCCCTTTGCCACTTTTCCGAATCCGATTGACAACGGACCGATAGCAGCGACCACAAGACCAACTTTGAGAACTGTTTCTTGCTGTGCCGGAGAGAGCGACGTGAACCATTGTGTCAACTCTTGAATCTTTCCGGTCAATTTTTCAATCATAGGTGCTGCGGATGTCTGTGCTGTGGATGCCAGTGTCGACAACGCCAGTTTTGCGTTGTTCATCGCAACCTTTGCATTGTCAATCGGGTCGAGTGTTCCGTTGTAGGTGTCCTCGACTGTTGAACCGTATTCCTCCATTGATGACGAAAGACTGGTGAGGTCAATTCTGTTTTCACGAATTGCCTTTGTCATTTCCGCAGCACCTTTTTTTCCAAACAATTCCGTTGCAATCTGCATCGCCTCGGTCTCTGTCTTTGCGTTCTTGATGCTGCCGATAGTATCTGACAACGCCTCGTCCATTGATTTTCCCTCTGATGTGGCGTTCTGTAATGCTTTTTTCAGACCCGCCATTGCTTGAGTTGAATCAACACCGTTTGCGTCGAATTGAGCCATCAAATTGATTGCTTGAGGCAATGACAATCCCATTTCTTTGAATTGAGCGTTGTTGTCGAGGACATATCCCTCTAATGTATCAACAGAGATTCCGGTTTCCTGTGCCTTTGCCGTGAGCAATCCTAATAGATTCCCTGTCTGTGATGCATCGACGTTCCACGCTTTCATGATTTTGTCAACTTGGTCAACTGACTGTGTGACGTTTGTTCCGTTGATTGTTGCAAACTGTATGAACTGTTTAGAGGTCTTTTCAAGTTCCGTTCCGGTTGTATGGAATCTTGTGTTGACTTCTCCGATTGCCTCTCCTACCGTTGACATATCCTCCGGCATTGTTCCGAAAACATTATCCGCAGACTTTGTCAATCCCTCAAGTGCCTCTCCGGTTGCTCCGGTCTTTGTCACTATGGTGTCATAACCCTCGTCGAGTTCCGTGAATGCTTTGATTGATGCTGCACCAATACCCGCAATTCCGGCAGAGACAACCGACATTTTCTTTCCGAAACTCTCCATCTTTGTTCCCGCCGTATCGCAAGCGGTCGCAAATTTTTCAAGTTTATTATCTTTTAACTGGTCATTAACATTTTTCAGTTCTGCCTCCATGTTCATGAGGGCAGTCTTTGACTTTTCCGTCTTTACCGTCTGATTTGCAAGTGCGGTCTCTGTCTTTCCGATTGCTGTCTCATTTGCGGTGAACTCTTTCTCTAACTTGTCGAGTTCATCCTTGAGTGCTTTTGACTGCTCGGAGTTCTTTCCGGTCTCTGCCGTTGATTTCTCATAAGCCTCTTTCGCAGCATCAATCTTTGTTTTGAGTTCCTCCTGCTTTGTCTTTTGGTCTGACAGTTTCTTTGTCAACTTCTCCTGCTGCTCACTGTTCAACTGCACGATGTTCTTTTGCACCGTGATTTTTTGAGTGAGCGATTCGGCTTTTGCCTTGAGGCTGTCTGTTTCTGACCCGAACAACTTTGCTTTCGTCGCTGCCGTCGTATATTCCGCAGACAAGACTTTCATCTGCGATGCTGCCGATTTCATTTGTGATTGATAACTGCTCGAATCTGCCGATATTTTGACGCTTGTATAAGCCATTCGGTCGCCTCCTCTCTTACTGATTTTCGTTGATTGTATCTAATTCAAATTTTAAGTAGTCCAACAACGTGACAATGTTCTCTTTCATGCATTGACTGTATGAGTTTTTCAATAGCCGAATCGCAATTTTCACAACACGGTCAACAATTTCCCCGCAGACTTTCCATTGATTTTCCTCCGGTTGTTCATCCTCGTCCTCATATCCGTTTTCACGGTCATAGTCATCGAATGCGGATGCCTCTTTTTCTACCTGTTCAACCTCGACAATGCTCAACATCTTCTCTGCAACAATGTTCTGCATGATGAAATGAACCGTCTTGATTGCCGTCAGAAATTCAACTGCATCAATCTCCCCAACTGCTGCAAGCGACAATTCATTCCCGAACATCTCCTGCATTATCTTTTTGTTGAAAAACATCACTCCGGAGAATTTCTCCGTGTCATTCTTTTCCATGAGACTGATGTATTTTTTATACTGTTCTACCGTTACGGAATTGATGAAAAGTCTCTCACCTCTGCAAGTGACCTCGATTTCCGGTATCACTTGCCACTCTGAAAATTTTTCTCTATCTTCTCCATACGTTTGGTGAGGTCGTCGGCGATTCCCATGTCGATGAACTGGAACTCAAGAATCAAACCTGCTGCATCAAGTCCGGTCTCCGGATTCTTTAATTCCTCAACGGTGAACTGGTCTCCGTATGCTTTGCAGATAAAAAGACCCATCGCCTCAATGTCCTGCTTTGAATATCTCTGTTTTGCGTCGATAACCTCTGCAAGTTCGAGATATTCCGTGTATGTGTCGATTGACATTTTCGGCATTGTAAACTCTTTGTTATTGACTATAATTTTTCTTTTCATGATTTATCCTCCTGTTATATATCCTCTTATTAGCCTAAACCGCCGTTTTTCTCCTGCACTTTGCTGAACCAATTCTTGATTGCCTCTGCTGCCTTTGTATCTTCTGTTACAAGGTTTGATTCATCAACAGAAATCTCATATGCATTGTCAAGACTTCTCTCATAGAATGAACCCTTGACGCTCTTTGTTGTCGGAGACAGTTTTCCCTCTTTTGTGCTTGCCTCCTCGCTGATTCCCTCTGCAAACTTTCCGGCATACAACCACTTGAAATCATACTTTCCGTTGAGTTTTCTTTCTCTCCATCCGACAGCGACCTCCGGTGCTTTGTCGTCTGCCGTCTTTACGAGGAAACCATTCTCATACAACTGACCGAAAAGAATCTGTCTGTCCTGTGGTGCAAGGGCGTTGACCTCAAGTTCGATTTCAGTTCCCTCATATGAATTGATGACCTCCTCTGTTCCGTCGTCAGAGTAGATTTTCTCCGAACTCCATTTTTCATCAACTTTTGCTTTGATTGCTCTTGCCAGTTTGACCGGAGTTTCTGCAACGTATGCTTTCGCATCGTTCTGTGTGAGTTTTGCGATGTAGAAATCTCTACAACCGCAAGTTCTACTTCTGACAATCTTCTGTTCTGTTTCGCTGACCTGTGTTACTGTTTCGCTCATGTCTATTCCTCCATTTCATAAAACTTTGAAAACCTTTGTGCTTTCATATAGATTCCGTCCTCCGGCTTTGAATCGTCTCCATTCCTGCCGTCAAATGAGAAATCATTTTCTTTCATGAGTGACTTGATTTCCCTCGCAAGTTCAACCTCGTCATTCTCTGAAAATATAGTGACCTGCACTGACAGCGTCACTCCCTCTGCATCGTCGTCCGAAAAATTCTCGTCGTTTTCTCCCAAATCCCACAATGTCACATGTCTGTCATGGATGTTTTTGTCATACCATCCTTGCATCACAATGATTCTCCTGTCTGATATTGGTTTCAATGCGTCGGATGCATCTTTGATGATGTCCGGACTGCTGCTCATGCTCTCACCTCATTTCAATGTGTTGTCTAAATATGATTGATATTCCTGTTCTGCGATTTTTTGCAGTTCCGCATCTGCCTCACGCCCTGTTGCATAGATAAATTCTTGAGGCGGGCGATAGATAGTTCCCCAGTTTATGAATTTCACATAAAAATGTTCGCTGTTGTCCGACTTTTCCCATCCAACATCCGCAGACGCTCCGGTGTCTTTCACCTTGACCGCTCCTAGTGGTATGCTGTCCGCTGCATGTGATGTCACGGATGACTTTGAACCAAATCCTCGACCGGACAATTTAATGTCCGCAGATTTCGGAATCTTGCCTGACATGATGTTTTTCACGACTGGTTCGCTTTGCTTTACAATCTTTTGATTGACCTCTTTTATGTCCTCGTCGCTTGCTGCGTCCTCAAATGCTTTCATGAGTTCTTTCAAGCCTTGAAATTCCATCTCAATTTTCACTGCATCACCTCCGGTGTCAGATTATGACACTACGCTCCCGCTCTGCATTTCAACTGATATTTCCTGTCGTCTGTGAACATCGGACACGCATCATATATCTTGAACTCAACGCCTTTATACACTGCATAGAACTCTTTCAGATTCAATCTGATTTCCTCCATCTTGTCGCAGGCTCTTGTTTCAAACACAATCGTGTTCTCAAGACCTATCTGCAACGCATTGTATTTCTCGTTTGTTCCCAAACTCTTGACATCGCACCAACATGAGAAAAAATCCTGTTCCTCCTGCTGCCGTCTGCCATCAACAACGCTTGTTGTCTTGCGAATTATCTTGATTCTGCCTGTCATTCTGCTGCACCTCCGTATATTTCTTTCAATAGCATGGAGGAAACGGCAGCAGAGAGCGTTTTCGTGTCGCTCCGGTACTTGTCACGGTTGTCGTACAGTTCTTTCACGGACATAAATGCAAGCAGTTTTTGACGGCTTGTGAGGTTGTTCCGGTCGAAATTCGGAATCAGTTCCGTCATTTCATCCAGTGTCGTGTCAAACATCAATTCAAGGATTTCGATGTCGTCATCATAGTCGATGTGACAATATGTCTTGCATGTAGCAATCAGACCGCCTCTGTACTTCTCTTTTTCTTCATCCGTCATGTTCTCACCTGCTTTCAATAGCAGGACGGATTCACCGCCCTGCTGCCATATTACCCGTTGATAACTTCTGTAATCTGACCCTTGATGACTGCTCCCTTGTCAACAGGCTGCACATCGAAACGGTCACGCACCTTGATTCCGGTCATGTCCTTATCCCATAAACCCGCACCTTTGTCATTGAGGTCGATTGTGAGGACATTTCTGTCAAAGAGTGTGACTGCCTCTTTTAAGTCACCGCAGAAAATAGGATGCTTGTACCCGTCGATTGTGTGACCATCGGTGTTCATAATCTTCTCGGATGCAAGAGTTTTCTTTGATAATTTGATGATAGGATATTCACCGAAAAGCATCTTTCCCTTTGTCTGCTGTGTCGGGTCTTTCTGTAAAATATAGTTGCCGTCTTTATCCTTTAACTTGTCAAGGTAGTTGAAACCGCTCTGATTTGTGATAACAACTGCATTGTCAGCGATTGCAGGGTCTAACTGCTCATTGAAAATGTCCTTGAGGCTGTCAAGGTTCTCGACTGTGACCTCTTTCCCTTTTGTCATCTCGTTGAGTACCTTGAGAATCATTGCGTTACGGGTTGCCTTTGTTTTCTTGGCAATCCATTTGTTGATGTATGCCATGATGTTGGATGCTGTGTCCTCAAGTAACTCTGCTGTCATCTTGAGGATTCCACCCTTTTTCTTTACCTTGTACTCAATCGGTAAAAATTCCGGTTCGTCCATCTCCGGAAAATCCGCAGCCTCGTCAACATTGTCAAATGGTGTTGATTCTGCATCAACCTCAATGTTTCGTGTTCCTGTCTTAGTTGTTACGCCCTCGACATTGACATACTGTTCAAGGTTGTCGGATGAACGACGCAACTCGATGATGTCTGTTCTGATGTCCTCCGGAATTGTCACGCCGATTCCGACCTCTCCCTCACTTCCTGCGGTTGTGTCGGATGTGAGTGCATCCTTGTACACCTTGATGTCTGCCTCGTCTGCCTCTTTGTGCAGGAATCCGGCTTTGACAATGTTGACAAATGATTTCACGATGTTCTTTTTGTCCGGCTTGACATCCCCGCCGACCTGCTTTGCAGTTCCATCCTTGACCTTGTTCTCGATGCCGTCCTGCTCGTCCTCGTCCAAATCATAGAGGAGGTCGAATCTGTTCTGTAATTCTACGAGTTCCTCCTTTGCTGCTCTTGCCTTGTCGAGTTTTCCATCGTTCACAAGGCTCTTGACTTCATTTTTCTTGTCGTTAATCTGCTTTAATAACTTCTGTAATTCCTTATTCATGACTTTCTGTCCTCCATTTCTTACATACCATAAAGGTATAAATCATCAAGAATCTGCTGCTTTTCTGCCTCGATTCTCTGTTTCTCTGCCTCTGCTGCTGCATTGTTCCGGTTTTCCAATTCCGCAATTACCGCATCGACAATGTCCTTTGTGTCGATTCCCTTGAGTGCCTCCGGAATATTGTTGTATTTCTCGAAAAAGTCAGATGCACACGCTGCAACTGCTGCCTTTTCCTCGATTTCAACATTGAAATACTGCTGCATCTTCTTACTGTCGAACCATGTCTCATTGCTCATGAGAGATTGAATTTTGTCTCTTGTGACACCCTCCTGCACATGCTCCATGTAGACATCAAGAATTGAATCCTCGCAGAGATTCAACTGTTTTATGACTGCCTTGAAATCATCTGCGTTTCCGTATGCCATGCACAACGGTTTGTGAATCATTGCTTGAGCACCTGTTGCAAAATGCAGTTCGTCACATGCAAACATGATGACTGATGCAATGGATGCAGCCATTCCGTCAACATATCCGACTTTGTGTCCGTCATATCGCTTTAACTGGTTGTAGATTGCCAGTCCTGCAAATACATCTCCACCGCCGGAATTGAAATAGATGTCAATGTCCTCATATCCATCTAACTGGTTGAGGAAATCTGCGATGTCCTGCGGACATCTGTCCTCCTCGTACCACATGGATTCCCATGTCGCTGATACAATGTCACCGTAGAAATACAAGGAACATCTGCTCTGCTCCTCGTCCTGCTCTAAATCCAAATATCCGACATTTTCAACTTTCCCGCTGCGTTTATTCTTCTTTGTAAAATCAAAACGTCTCTTTTTTGGCATGATTATTCACCTCCCTCCTGTTCATCCTCGTCCTCTGCCTCGTCGGTTTCGTCCGGTTCTGTTTCTGTGTCCGGCTGCTCTGTGTCCGGCTCTGTTTCTTCCTCCGGCTGTTCCGGTTCATCGGCGTTCTCCTGTTCGGATTCGCCTTTCAAATATGCTGCACCCGCCATCGTCAACGGTACGATGCTACCGTTCGCAAGTAGGACATCGCCTCCCTCCGCATCTTCCATGTCGAGTTTACGTCTTGCCTCATTCGGTTTCATAATCATTCCATTGACAGCGTTTCTCAAATATTCCATCTGTGTTTTTGAATCGGTTCGGAATAATACTTTTTCGTTGAATTTGTAATAATATCCGTCGTCTGCATCTTCATCCGGCAGCATTTTGAAATTGATTTCCTCCTCATACTGCTTGATGATGAACAGTTCTGTGTCAACGTAGAACGATAACTGCTGCATTTCGCTGTTACTATATGACGACTTTGAATAGTCGTTGATTTGATTCGGTTTCACTCCGAACGCTCCGGCGATTTGCAGGGCATTATATTTTTTCAGTTCAAAGAACTGTGAATCAGTCAGTTTGATGTCGAGGGGCGTGAGTTTCATTCCTAACGGAACAGGCAGAATTTTTCCTGTATTCTTTGCCCCGCTGCCGAACTCCTCAAACGATTTGACAAGTGCCTCTTTTGCCTTTTCGTTCAACTCTCCCGTGTATTCGAGTGTTGCTTTTGCTGTCAGACCACTCTCATACAAGTTATTCATGAACGCCTGTGATTCGGATGCACCTGCAACCGTGTCTCTCAAAATCTGCTGCACTGGTAGTCCTGTGATTCCGTCGAAACTGAATGATGTTTTGAAATGCATCACCTCGTCCGTGCTGAACACATATTGACGACCGGATGTCGGGTCTGTGTAGACGTACCACAAACGCCCCACTCCTGCGAATATCCCTGCATCGTCAACGACTATCTGCACACAATTTGACTGCATGACCCACAAATCAACGATTTTTATTTCACCGCCGAATTTCTTTCGGTCAAACTTCTTTCTCATATACACATAGCCGTTTCCGTAATGGTTGCGGTTGATTTCAACCGTGTTCCAAAATGTTGTTGGTGTCATGAACGGATTCGGTCTTTTTGAGAGCAGTTTCGATGTATCTGTCGCCTCTGCCTCAATGATTCCCTTGTCCGTTTTCTGATAATATTTGATAGGCATTTTCGCAAGGGTCTCCGACAGCATCTTGAGACAAGTGAAATATGTGACCTCTGATGTCGGTTTTCCTTTTCTTTTCAATCCTATTCGCTCAAGGAACGACGGTGAGTTCAATGTCATTTTCCCTCCGTCGTTCTGTGGTTCGCCTCTCCACCAATTTGAAATTTTTACTCCTAATCTCTGAAACGGATTCATTTATTTCTCACCGCCTTTCTTCATGTATTTTTCATATTGCTCAAGCCATTCATTGACAGTTTCGTTCACGTCCGGGCGGTATTCCTCTTTCATTGCGTGTTTCCATGCGTCGATGATAGCGTCAATCGGGTCGATTCGTTCTGTCGTGATGTCCTTATCAATCTTTATTTCGCCGTAGTTGTTTGAAATGGTCTTTGCGTTCGCAATCGACCAAACAAGCAGACTGTCGACCGGAACAACTATCTTGTTGCCCTCTTTGCCGACTTCCATTCCCTCAATCTCCACATTGCCCGCAAGGATTTCAAGTCTGAAATCAACGGTCGCATCGTTCAACTCTTTTGCTGTCTGCGTGACAGAGATTGAATCGAATCCCATCGCCTCAAGGTCTGACAGGAACGCCGATGCGTTGTGCGGGTCGTAACAAATCAACTGCGGTTTGAGGTTGTATTCTCTCACCAAATCCTCAAGGTATTTGATGATATATTTGTAATCTGTCTTGATTCCTCCCAGTGTTTCCGTTACCGTCACAAGACCTTTTTCAATCCATACGTCGTATGGTACTTTGTCGGTCTTGATGTGTTCATCCACCCTTGAGGACGGAATGAATGAATGTGTGTGAACAAAATATTTTTTCGTGTCCTCCACCATGAACGGAATCACGATTGCGATTGATGTCAAGTCGCCTCCGGATGACAAGTCAACTCCGACATAGCACTTTGACCCTCTGAAATCCTTGAGTGATTTCAGAACGGCACATGCTTTCCATGATGCAATGTCCTTGATGTACAGTGAATTTGACCACTGCATCCACATATTCAACTGCTTTACAAGGAAATCTCTCAAGTCCTCCCCGCCCATATCACGGGCAGTGTGTGCAATCGGAATGAGGTTCTCAAGTGCATCCCTGTCAAACTCAAGAATCGGGTTCGCTTTTATCCAGTTTTCCGGTGTGTACCTGTCATCGTGTTCGTCCATCTGTGCGATGTAGACAAATTGACTGTCATTCTCGAAAACGCCCTTGAGTAGATTGCAGCAATACTCATACAATTTGTAGCACGGCGACTTGAGGTCGAACCCTGCTGTCGTAATGACTGAAATCAACGCCGACTTGAGTTTCTTGATACCGCCCTCAAGCAGTTTGTACATCTGATTTGTTTTGTGTGCGTGATACTCGTCGACGATTCCCAAATATGCACGGTGTCCGTCAAGTGACTTTGTGTCTCCGGACAACGCTTTGATTTCCGAATGTGTCAGCAAACAGTCAATCGTGTGGTTGTGGTCGTGAACCTTGAACCACTCTGACAAATCCTCGTCGGAATTGATGAATTTTGCGACCTCGTCAAAAACTATGTTCGCTTGGTCTTGCTTTGTAGCCGTACAAAATATTTTTCCGTACTTGTACCCGTCAAAATTGCCGTAATAACACGCCAAAATACCATTGATGAACGATTTTCCGTTCTGTCGTCCTAATTGCACATAGGATGTTCTGAATCGTCTGTATGACTTTTCCTTTGTTCTCCATCCATTGAGCGACCCTAAAATGAAACACTGGAACGGATATGCCGTCACATGCTCATTTTCCTCGCCCTCTGCAATGGTCAATTCCTCTGCGAAATTGATGATTTCCTCCGACTTTTCAACGTCGAAATAGTATTTGTACGGTGCTGCTTTCGATTTTTCGATGTCGTCAAGATGCCTCTGACATGCAAGACGGACATATTCTCCGGCTGTTATCTTGCCCGATACGACATCAAGGGCGTATTGTGTGCAGCGGTCTTGTGTTTCTCCTGCTTTTGCCATGCCTTAATTTGCATATTTCGCAAATTTGTTCTCCGGCTTTTGCTGTTGTGGTTTCGGTACGACCAAACGGCAGCGGGAGGAAACTGTCAGTCCGAAATCTGATGCTCCCTGCCTACACTGTTTCATGCAGCGGTCTTGAATAATCATGAGGCGTTCTCTTTCTCCGGAAACGACCTGTCTTGTACCGACCTGCACACGTTCTTTTTCGCCCGTGTCCGGATTTTCCCGCATCTCATAGACTGGAACATCCTCCATCAATGGAGTTGCTCTGATTTGCTCTGTGATTTCGATGTACTGCGTTTGTGCAATGAGTAGTCTTGCCAGTGCATCGCAATCAAGGTTTGAAATCAGTTTGATTTCGAGTAATTCTTTTGCAATCTTCCGGAACTGTTTCTTTTGTTCCGGTGTCAAATATGACGGAGGTCTCACTTTGTCGCATGGTGCTGTGACCTCGGCGTTTTTTCGTGCCTCAATCTCGGCTTTTGTTAGGTGTTTTCGCCCGTTCATCACAACCAAATCTGTAGGTTGTCTTTGTCCTGCCATGATGCAACAAACCTCCTTTCCGTCAGTATTTCAGTGCTTTTGTGTCACATTCTGACACCTCTTTCGGATATACCCATCTACTGAAATTCTCGTGGGGAGTTTTCTCCAAGGAAAAGAGGGGGTGCGACTAAAAACGAATCGCACAAAACTTTTTTATATCCCCCTGCCTCTCGAAAGTGGTACTCAATCAGTGACCTCAACTGTTTTTGTGTTGCTCTCATACTTGCTTTGCTCTGCTTATACAGAGCAGTGATTGTGTTGTGTGTCTTATGGTTGAGAGGTATGAGGTTGAACGGATTCAATCGCTGTTCCCAGTCGTCCTCAAGTTCAATGATATGGTGAACCGGATTGCATGTGAGCAACTCATGCTCGACATATAATGCGTATATATCTATGTTGTCATAAACCTCAATGATACGTTCCCGCATTGCCCGCCATTCCTTTGATACATAGAACTCTGCTGCTCTCTCGTCTCGCCGTGTGTTGTTGTATATCATGTGTCTCGACTGCTGCCGTTGCTCACACTCCTCGCACATCTTCATTGACTGTGGAATCAACTTGCCACACCTGCATGATTTCAATAGCATCTGTGTTCTCCTCTCTTGCTGTGTTCTCCTGCTGTGTTATCCACAAGAGGCGGGCAGTTATGCACATGACTGTGTATATCCCACCCGCATATAACAGGAGGGCAAACAGGCAAGAAAAAAGCGACTGCACATCTGCAATCGCTCGTCTCAACTGTTCACGCTAACATATTATCACGTTTATTTTGTCTTTTGTTCACCCACTTTTTACCCCTGTTTTCACCCTCATTTCACCCTGTTTTCACTCCGTTTTTATCATTTTCAATCGCTTTTGCACCGAATAACTTGATTGACAACCGCTGAATCATCACCCTGCACCACTTTTTCGGTGAGTTGCGTCCGCATCCTGTCTCCCTCACTATATCCTCGTATGACATGCCCTTTATATAGACCGCCTCAAGAGTGTCGTATTTGTACCCCTCACCTGCTGCCTCTGCATCTTCCTTGAGCGATGCAAGAGCCTTTTTCAAGTGTTCAAACAGAATGACCGTCTCTGCACGGCACTCTCTGACCGATTGCAAGAACGCCTTTTCTGCTGATATGTTGTATTTGCCTATATCCGGCACTTGAGAGGTCTCTGATACTGCCTCGTTGATGTATCGTTCCATTTCACGATAATTTTCAAGATATAGCAAGGTTTTTTCAATGACCGTCTGCTCCTTTTCCTCTTTCATGCTTTTTCCTCGCTTTCTGCTTTCTTCTCATAGGCAGACCGTGCATTTTACGCCAGTTATTCGTGTTTTTGCGGTTTTCCGCATCTCTTGAACTGCTCATTTTCAAAATTGCCGTTTTTGCCTGTTGCAAAGTCGTTCCCATTTGCAAAACTGCCTCAACGAACGCCTCTGCTGTTGTTTCAATCTTCATTTCCGGTTCTTTCGGTTTTTCCGGTTTCGTGACATCCGGATTTACGGTCGCTTTGTCTGCTGCCGTCTCAATAATGCCCGAAATCTCTTTTTCCGTTTTTCCCATCGCCCGAAATCGGTCAATTATGCCTTTTAAGATTCCCATATTATCGCAGTCCTCCTTTTTTCTTACATAAAAGGCAAATCGCCGTCGATGCCGTCCGGAATGCTCATGAATCCGTCTCCTGTGTCTGTATATCCGGCGTTTTCTGCCTTTTCTCCTGCTGCTTTCTTACTTTCTGCAAATTCCTGTTCCTCAATCGCAACATCCGTCGTATATACCTTTTGCCCGTCTCTGTTGGTGTATGAGCCTGTCTGAATCCTGCCAGTAACAACAATTTTTGTTCCCTGTTTCAAATACTTCTCTGCAAATTCTCCATTTTTACCGAATGCGACGCATGATATGAAATCCGCTGACTGCTGCCCGTCTCTTGCACCTCTGCGGTCGACTGCCAGTGTATAACGTGCCACGCACATAGATTCCTGCGAACTGTTCTGCTGTGTGTATCTTACATTCGGGTCTCTTGTGAGTCTACCCATCAATATGACTTTGTTCATTCTCTTTTTCGTCCTTTCTTGAATCGCAAATTCTATCCCGCCGATGAACGTTTCTTTTTCTCTATCAGTCATTTTCCCGCTGCATAACGTATTCATTTTGCATCCTCTGCAATCTGACAAGTCCTTTTTTGAACTCAAGGTCATCACCATTCATGCACACATCGAATATTTTCTCATAGTCGACAATGTGTGTCTTGATGAACTCTGCCTCTGCTGCCGTCCTGCTCTCGTTGATGAACATTCCTTTGACTGCCTCTTTTATCATCTCACAATGGGTCTGTTCCTCCTCTGTCGTTGGAGGTGTGGTTGCAATCATTTTCTCATACGCATTGTCAATCGCTCCTGCAATGAGTTCTTTCCAACCCTTGCCCCGTTCTCCTAATAACTGACATTCAATATCCTCGAAACGGTTTCCTTGCCCTGCTGCCGTGATTCTGATGTCCTTTTTGCCCTTTGCTGCAATCAGAATCAAATCGTCGTCGTATGCCTCCATGTAGTAGTCAAATTTCGCATCAAAATTCGGATTCGGATTGATGATGATTTCCGGTTGACTGCTGTCCTCTGTTTGGATGCTCACTCCGATGTATTTTGCATCTGTCGCCTTTGCATTGATAAATATTGCTTTTAATTCGCTTTTGTTCATGCTGCTCCTCCATTCACTAAACTAATTTGTTGAGTAACTGTTCATACATGGTCTTATATGTGTCTCTTTCTATCTGTAATCTGATTGTGTCCTCTGTCTGTGCCGTGTTTGCAATCTTCTTGTTTTCCTCGACATAGACTGCTGCATCCTGTTCAATCTCTGCGATTGCGTCCTCATGCTCCTGCTGCAACATCTCAATTTCTTTCTTGAGACTGTCAATTTCCTCCTGCTGTTCCTTGATGGTCTTGTAATACTCTTTTGCTGTCTTGATGCTATTATTTAACTGCAAGGAAGTCGTGAGAGCATTATCTAACTGCAAGGAAATCATGAGAGCAATGTCGATGTTCTCCATTTCCTTGTCAGTACACTCTCCGATGTATGTTCCTACACGCTCCGTTGATACCGAATAAACCTGCTCACACAATACCGTGCTGATTCTCCCTGTTGACCTTATTGTCACATGTGTCGGGAGGTCTGTTTTTGGCTGTGTAGTCATATATACAACCTCAACAACATTGCTGTTCTCATTGTTCTTGTTATTACTAACTACTACCGCCGGACGGTCTGCGTGTTGTTCGCTCCCGTTGTAGGATGCCCCCCCTCTGCTGATATAGAACATTTCGCCTCTTTTGATGTCATTCATTGATTTTTACCTCCTGCATTCAATATTTTCATTTTCTGAAATCGTTTCATTGTCAACGATATACTTTGCAAGTTTCCTTTCGTCGTTCAAATCATCACGGACATTCCCGTGTGCAATCACCTTTCCCAATTCTCCGAATCCCGCTGCAATATCGCATCGCACCCCGTCCATCTTATTGAATGCCGGAATATATCTAACAACCGTCGATTCTGTTATAACCTGCATGTTATGCATGTTCAAATCTGCAATTACCGGAGTGCAGTCTCTTAATATCATGTAGAGCCGTCCTGCCCTCTCTTGTGCATCTCTTATTGTTCCTGTACTGACATATATCGTTTTCACTTATTTCCTCCATTTTTCCAAACTGTACTTGATGATACATATAATCTGCATCAAATACGGGTGCTTTTGCTTATAACTCATTATTCCTCGCTTTCTTTCATGAGTTTGGTTGCCATGATGCAATATCCGTCCTCAATTCCTGTGTAGTCCTCAAGGATATATGTCACAAGCACTCTGACCATGCGTCCGGTGTTCTTTCCGTCTGCAAACTCCATCATTTCGAGAATGTCGCCTTTTTTATATTCTCTGTCATTCTTTCGGAGTTCAAATGTCTTGATTCCGTTTGCCACATCATCGAAATAAGACTTTGCAAGGCGTATCTGATGCACTTTCTGTCCGGTCTCCTGTGTGTCTGATGGGAGGTTCTGCATCTTCTCCTCCTGCTCCATCTCACGGAGTTTTTTCTTTGTCTCACGGTCGATTGCATCCTGTTCCTCTGAATATCTCTGCTCGTCTGTCTTGTATGTCTCTGTACGGTTCTTGTACTGGTCGCATGAGGTGCATGTTCCGGTTTTGACGTTGCATCTTTCGTATTCGGTGCAGGAATAGCAAATTGATGTAATTCCCTCCGGATGCGGTGTCTCGTAGTCGTCGCCCGCTCTCACTTCCGGCGGGTTCATGCCGATTTCTGCCTCTGTGTCTGATTCTGACGCCTGCTGCACCTCGTCAAAATCCATCTGACCCTCAACCTGTGCTTTTTCTGCCTCTGCTGCTTTTGCCTCTTTCATGTCTTTTATATCTTTATGGGTGAGTTCTCCGGTTTCAATGAATTTTCCCAATGCCTCCCGCTGCTCGTCTGATGACATCCCGCTCAATTCGTAGGCTGCGGAAAATGTGAGGCGTTCGCCCTTGAGTTCCTCTTTCCATTCCGGAATCAGATTGTTGTTGACTGCCTCGATTTGAGCAATCTTTGTTTTACTCATGTGTAGCATTGAGGAAATCACCTCTCTCAATCGTCCGGATTGCAGGTCGTATCCCTTGATTTTCTTCCCTGCTGCTTTCATACGCTCAAGAGATGCCTTGAGGCGTGTTTCCTCCTCAATCATGTCGGAGGTCGTCTTTGTACGGTATGCGTTCGCAATTATGATTTCAACCTGCTCCTCGTCGTTATCCTGTGGCGTTGTCAATTTACTGGTTGCAAGTTCAAATTCTTTATATCCCTTTGATACAAGGTACTTGAGAGCCTCCCATCGTCTTTCACCTGCTACGATTCTATATTCGCCCTTGTCGCACGGTGCATATACAAGTTCAAGGTTCTGTTTCAACCCGTACATGAGAATGTCTCCTGCTAGTTCTTCAATCTGCTCTACACTGTAAAAATTCATATCGTTCCGGTACATCTTGAAAATTGAAATGTCCTTTGTCCGGAATCTCGCTCTCGGAGATTCATCAATCCCCGCTTTGCTGTTCTTGTTGAGTGCGTCTTTCACGCTGAATCCTGCTGCCATCTGTTCAACCTCCTGTTATTACTCTGTGAGTTTCTGTTTCTTTTGTCTCTGTACGTTATTTTGCTGTTTCCACAATATTTCCCATGTGCTTAATCCTCCGCATTTATTTTCTCTATCCTCAACATGTATGTGAGATATAATTTCCCATCTCGTCTGAACCCTTTGCACCTGCTGCAATATTCATTCGCATCCATCCTCATTACTGCAATAGGATTGTTTCTTTTTGGGATTTCTACTTTCACAAGTGCCTCTCCCCATCTTTCAAATTTTATGTTTGTTTTGATGTTGAAATCAGTGCCTCCGACTTTTTTCATGAATTTCTCTGCATCCGCATATAATTTCACCCAATCGTGTTCTTTCATGCCTACCCCTCCATTTCCTTGAGTAACTCATGCACAACGCATCTGTAATCTTGAGACACAATCCCACGCTTTGAAAATTTCGGGAGTGGTATCATTGCCGTTGTAGATTTCTCTGCGATGATAGAACGACGAATCGGTGTGACAAACATGTCAAATCCGGATTCTGCTTTCAACCACTCCTCAACCTCAAGAGAGGTCTTGTTTTTCTGTCGCATGGTCATGAGTGCCTTAATTCTCAAATCCGGATTGATGTCTCTCAAATCCTCAATCTGTTCCTCAAGGTTCTGCAATGCCTCGATTTCATATCCTCCAACTTTTACGGGTGCAATGATTAACTCTGCCGATATGAGGATATTAATGACCACCATGTCAAGCAGTCGGCCACAATCGCAAATGCAATAATCGTATGCGTCCGCTACTTCCTCCAACGCCTCACGCAATCGTGTGACTTGATTGTCCTCTGACTTGAGCAGCAAATTCATGTCCGTTTTCATGAGATAGCCATTCGCCGGAATGATGTCAACGTGTGAATACTCCGTCGGACGAATCAAGTCGCCTGTTTTATATATGCCTCCGACGCACTCATGTTTCTCAAGCAGTTCGCTCATGCCTATCCCGTCCGGTTCGTATACTCCGAACGTCTTTGATGTATCTCCCTGCGGGTCTCCATCTAACACAAGCACTCTTTTTCCCTGTTCCTCGCCTAACATATAGGCGATTGAATCGGATGTTGTTGTTTTCCCGATTCCTCCTTTTGGTGACATTACTGCAATAATTTTCATGTCTTTTCCTCCTGTTATTGTCCTGTTATAGATAAATTGTGTAATACAGTTTCATTTGCAAATCTTGAAATCTAAAATCCGGCGTTTCGTCCGGTTTTAATGGTGACATGAGATTCAATTCTTTCCACTTGCGATGTGTAATCTCCGGAACTGCACTGAATTTTATGACCTTGTCATTTTTGTATTGCTCATATAGTTTGCAATTTGTATGGCCGACCTCCGGTGCAAATAATGCAAGATACCCGACGAATATTTCCTCGTCGCCTTTGAATATCCGGAGCATATTTGTACTCTCCAATGTGTCAATCAATTCCTCAAGCGTCATGGCCTGTCTCCTTTGACTTTTCCATCCTTGAGGATGCTGTTGTTTGGGATGCTCATTGTTATATTTCTTAATGCCTCTCTGTTTTTCAATGGTATGACAATTTCAATATCTCCCATTTTGTGATTCATCAATTCGCAGTATTCCTCTATAACTTTGATTGCCTCCTCTGCTGAATAGCAGGTTGCAACAAAATGTCCTGCTGCCGCCATGTCTGCAAGGAACTCTTTTTGTGTGTCCTGCTGCCTGTTGTTGCCGTATTTCATTTCGATAAACAATCCGCAGTAAATCCCTTTCGGATATGGGAGACACAAATCAGAAACGCCCGCCTTGACACCCATCTGTTTGAATTTGACTGCCTCCCGTTTGTTTCTGCTGCCTCCGTTCGGTACATGGAACAACCATCTCAATTCCGGATAACGGTTCACGTTCCAATTCGCCCACGACACGACGTTGATTTGTTCTGTGTCCTCACTTCTCATTGCGTATTTCATATTCATCTGCATTTACCTCTCTTTCTCTGCGACTTCTCTCATTTTCATCTGTCCTGCTCCTCCATTTCTAAAATCATGTAGGCGTGAATGAAAATGCTCTTGTGTTTCCTGCCGAACTGGTCTTTTGTCGGAGGCACTTCATACATATTCTCAATCGTTCTCTTTGCCTCCCACCATCGGCGTGTCTTTCCGTCTCTTGAAATCGGCTTGAAATATACCTTGACCGTTCCTTTGACAATGGAAAACTGTTCTTTGTCTACCCGCAGGATGTCATCGAATCCCGCCGCCTTGACTGCTGCCTCTGCTTTTCTGAAATATCTATCTTTTGATTCCGGTTTCCAGTCAAATCTCATTTCCCGACCACCTCCTCAATCTCTTTCATTCTCTGCATGATTGCCGTGTTGTATGAATATACATACACGCCGTTGCTCCACAAATATTCCCTTGCACCTTTTTCACCGTAGTTATACGCTGCAAGTGCATCTTGAATCGTGCCGTATTTCTTGAGCAGGTATGAGAGGAAATCAATCCCGACCCTCACGTTTTGATATGGGTTCATGAGGTCGGTGCATCCTAGATTCTGCATCCGGTCGGTGTGCCATTTCTCATATATCTGCATATATCCCTTTGACCGCCCGCCGTCTCCGGTTTTGTCGAACTCATATCCGGATTCTTGCTCTATGATTGCCAATACAAGGGCATACGGAACGTCATATTGCTTGCATAGACATCTTGTGTATATCTGCATTTTCTCCGGAAAATAGCCTTTGTCTGCATACTGCTCCGGCAGGTCATAGAACACGAATCCCTCAAGGTCGTCACTTCCCCAGTCCTCGGACATGGTGTCAAAAACCTTGTATTTATCCTCAATGTTCTCTGCTGTTTGTGTCATCGTCTCCGGATTCTGTGTCACTTCCGCTTGTGCCTCCTCCGGCTCTTTCTCCTGCTGCTCCGGTTCTTTGACATTGAACAATATCACGCAAAATCCCGTCAGTAGTACCGCAATCAATGTGATGTGAAACGCATTATACAAACCTGCTCTTTTCAATGCCCGTCTTATCCGTCTTATCCGTCTTTTCACCTGTCGACCTCCTTTTCCTCATTCGTGCATGTATATAAAACATGCAATTAAAATCGTTGTAGTACACTGCTGCATTTGTGAAATCCATTTCCGGATACCACTTTTTCAGTATCTCCGGAATGGAATCCCTGTCCTTGACCATCTTGTCAACGAATGAGCCTATTTTTTTATAACTGCCTCCTGCTGCCGGACGTTTGGAATGAACAACCTTGATTCGTGGGTCTCTCAATCCCTGTGAGCTGTTCCACCTCTTTTCCGACGGAACCCGGTTCTTTTCCTCGACGATGTAATTTGCCATGCCGGACAAACCGTTTTCGTCTGTCTGCAACCTACGAACCTCATTCCTGCTTGACTGTTTCCAACATGATTCAACTGTCTCCATGTCTAACGCACCATCCATGACAATGTGATGATGCCATCTGATTTCCGCATCCGGATTGTATGCGGTCACATAGACATATTTTGCATTCGGGAGACCTCTCTTTTTTCTCTGATAGTTGATGCGTCGGATGTACTTTTGCACATTCTTGATTGCTGCATCCACATCCCCGTCCGGTGGGAGATGCTCGTCATCATAGGTCAATGTCATCCAAATATCACGGTCACTGAAATTCTCATTGATTAGTCTCTCAACATATTTCCGTGCATTTTTATCATTTAGATTCTTTTGAGCCTTGTTGTTATCTTTCTTGATGATTCTCCCCTCCGGAGGTACTTCATCCATACTCCGGAACTGTGGATATATCTCAATTTCAAACTGGTCTCCTGCTGTTATCTCTTTCAATGCATATATAACTTTCTTTCGATGTTGGAACAGGTTCTCAATGAACCACTCATGCATGTCCTCCATCGTTTTGTTATATGCTGCATCATAGTCATACGGGATATATTGCACCCCTCTTTTTCTTGCCATCTGACACATGCCTCCTGTTATGTTTTCGTAGACTTGTTATTATCTATTACAAGGACGATAAAAGTTCCGAAAACCCTTGATTTTATAGACCTTTTCGGTCTCTTTTCAAGTTGCTTTTTTGTGTCAGATTTGCTATAATGTTTCTATCAGTTAGCGACTGACACAATCAGTCGGTACAAGGACGGCCACTGCAATGGTTGTCCTTTTTCTTTGCTCTCATGCTCCTGCTATGTACTGTCCCGCCATTATGACGGGACGTTTTCATTAAACGGCTGCAACCGCCTCTTTCTGTTCCCATCTGCGACGCTCCTCTGCTTTTCCTGCTGCCTTACCCTCGGCATACGCAGACATCACCATAATGGTCATTGACTTCCCCTCAAGGTCGTCGATATTCATGAATTTTTCTGCCATGCTCTCAATCACTGCCTTTTTCTCACTTCTCGTCATTCTCAACACCTCCTCTGATTCGCTCAATCTCTTTTTCTATGTTCTTTCCGGAATAATCTGCAAGCAGTTTTTCCGAAATGTGATACGTCCAAATTGAGGACATCTGCACCGCCGTTCCAATCGGGAGTTTTCCCTGTTGCATTGCTACCCTCACGAATTGCGGTGACACATTGAGGATTGCTGCTGCCTCTGTCGGCAATATACGTCCTATATTCATCTTGTTTCCTCCTGTTGGTGGTTCTCTCGGTCTTTTCATCCCGTCCACCTCTTTTCCGGCAATGTACACCGTGTTTTGATTTTTCACCTTAAAAAATCAAGAAAAACCTGTTGACCATCCACGCACTTTGTAGCAGGTGCGACCGCTGCCATGTTTCCCACGGTATCGCTGCCCGATGTCTTTCGGCTTGCCATCGTCAGAGTGTCGGTTGCCATCCGGACACTGACGGGGCGACTGCTGCCCCGTTTCGGCTTTAATAAAATGAATCTCTCTGCATTTCGTCGTCAACTTCTTTCGGTATCGGGATAGGCTCGAAATCATCGTTTTTCCCGTTCCAATAATCAAATAACTCTTTTATGTACTGGTTCAATGTCTCTGTATTGCTCATTTCTGTTCCTCCTGTTCTTTCTTGTCCTGCTGCCCCTCCTGCCATATAATAAATGTGCAACCATTCTCAAACGACAGGAGGTGAGGACATGGCAAGTCTCGAATCAAACAATTTCAAATCTCAACTCATTCGTTCTTTGCAGGATGCAGGTTATTCTGATACAGAGATTGAGGAATTTCGGAAAATTCTCAATTCTCCGACCGGAGAGTTGATTGCCCGTGCTGCTTTAATGGCTGCAAAGAAATCTTGAATCATGCAGAGGAGTTTATTTCTCCTCTGCCTTTTCTTTTTTAATCTTTGCGGCAGCATTTGCTTGTGCTAACATTCCATGCAATTTCAACGCCTCGTCCTCAAATCTGTCTGCTGCCTCTTTGACTGCATCTATCTGTTTGATTATTCCTGTCTCGTCGATTGTTACCTCTGCGAAAATATTCACTGTCTCACCTCCCGTCTTTTTGTAAAGAACAAACAGTGCTGTGTCATCTCGCTCCCCCGCATAAGTGTTGAACTCTCCATCACAAGCCGTTCGCCTTTTCAAAATCGGGGCATTCAATGGGGTAGGTTGACCATCGTTTTTCACTTCTCGCACATCCCATCTTCCTGCTTTCTGTTGTCCTTGAATACATAATATGCGTCTTTGACAACTTTGTCAACAGTTTTTTGTATTCTATGACAACTTTTTTATTGCATTTTATATCTATGGGTGTTATGATTCATAAAAAGGAGGTGTTGACATGACGCAGAATGAGCGTGTAAAGGAAGTTAGAAAAGCACTTGGTCTCACGCTTGAGAAATTCGGCGAGCGTATTGGTGTTACAAGAGGCTCAATGTCCAATATAGAAAATGGTAACCGTAATCTCACCGAACAGATGACAAAATCTATCTGTCGAGAATTTAGTGTTGATTATATATGGTTGACTACTGGTGAGGGAGAAATGTTTATCGACACCGATGACGACTTTCTCGAAAGAATCGACCGTATCATGGCAGGTGAGGACGATGCACGAAAGAATCTTTTCAAATTTATGCTTGAATTGAGCGACGAGGACATTGAGGCTCTTGACCGTTTGATGAAAAAAGCGATTGAGTTTGCGCAAAATAATAAAGAAAAAGACTGACAGTCTTTCAACTGCCAGTCTCATGGGTGTAGAAATACAACACGAATTTGTATATCCTCTTGAGGATGCGTTCGCTGTGTATCTTTCCGACTATTTCAATAATAGCCTCTTTGTAATTCAAGGGAGACACCACCCCCTTTCCGAATTGCATTGTATCATATATTTCCATGATTGTGGAAATATCGAGGTTGGTTTCCATAATTGTGGAAATCGTTCCTCCTGCTGCCGGAATCCTGCTGCTTTGTGATACAATTATTTGTATTCGGATTCAAACAGGTCGGTGATGTTCACGCCTAATGCAATCGCTATCATTTCAAGCTGAAACAATGTCGGTGACACCTTACCATTTTCGATGTTGTTTATCGTAGATTTTCCGATTCCGGATTTCTTCGATAACTCCATCAATGTGAACCCTTTTGAGGTTCTCATTTCCCATAATAGAATTTTCACTCTGCTCACCTCCTCTCTTGAGGAAAGTTTACAGAGTGTTGAAATTCATATATAGAAACGGAGGTTTTAAGATGTCAAAATGTATCAAATGCGGTCGTCATGGACTTTTTCTCTTTGTAAATATTCACACTGGTCTTTGTTCTGAATGTCAGAAAGAATTGCAAGAGAAACCTGCGGAAATTCCGCAACCAACCCCTACAGAACGCAGCATCGAAATTCCGACTGTTTATATTGGTAACTGTACGAAAAGCAGATTGATAGAGAAGTTTGAGGACATCGAATTGAAGTGTCCGGAATCACTTCCGGATTTTTCAAAAATCGACTGTTGTGACAATGTTGATTTTGTTATTCAAGACGGTGTTGTTTCTGCAAAACGTTTCAACGAAATACTCGGCTTTGTTACCGGAGAGCATCTTGTTTCTGAAATATCCAAATCATTGGAACAGAAACGACCTATTTTTTCACAAATACTTGGATATGATGATGAAACCGGAGAAATACATATTGTCATTGCTTTTTACAAAATAATCAATTATGACTATGACCAATATACAGAGAACAGAGATACAAGCCTCGAATTTGAGACAGTCGGATATTATTAGACAAGAAAAAAGACGACCCACGCTGCAACGTGAATCGCCTTTCAGAAACTTCCGTCTCATGCTCCTGCAAAAAGCACTCGATAGATGAATCCTGCAAATACCATTCTATCATAAAACCGTGCTTTTTGCATTGGTTTTATTTTTTATACTCTTTTTTAGGATGGTGATTTTATGAAACTACCGAACGGATTCGGAACGGTTTACAAATTATCGGGAAATCGCCGGAATCCTTATGTCGCCAAAAAGACAAAAGGATGGGAAAACGACCCGAAAACAGGTAAATCAAAACAATTATATACGGTCGTCGGATATTACCCGACCCGTAAAGAGGCATTGACCGCACTTGCGGAGTTCAATGCAAATCCTTATGATGTGGATGCTGCAAAAGTCACATTTGAGGATGTATATGAGCGATGGTCTGATGAACATTTTCCGACCGTCAGCGATTCCAATGTCAAGGGTTATCGTGCAGCATGGGCGTTGTGTGATAAACTTGCACGGATGCGATTTGTCGATGTCAAACTCGACCACCTGCAAATGATTGTCGATGAATCCGGAAAAAATTATCCCACACTCCGGAAATTGAAAGTCCTGCTCGGTCTGATGTATAAATACGCCGTGATTCATGAGATTATTTCAAAAGAACAGAATCTCGTTGAATACCTCGACATCAAAAAGGCAGGAAACCCGAACGCATACAACCGGAAACCTTTTTCAAAGACAGAGGTCAAAAAGATATGGGATGTCAAGGATTCAAATATATATTATACTGTCATCCTCATGTTGATATATACCGGATGCAGAATCGGCGAACTCCTCGACCTCAAGAAAGAAAATGTGAACCTTGAGGAAAAATATTTCAAGATTGTCGCCTCGAAAACTGCTGCCGGAATCCGTACTGCTCCGATTGCCGAAAAGGTTTATCCGTTCTTTGAGTACTGGTACAGCCTCAATGATTGTGAATATCTCCTCTCTACTCCGGACGGAGAACATTTCAAGTATAGGAATTATTATGATTCTTACTGGATGCCACTCATTGACACCCTCGGAATGAAGCACCGCCCACACGACACCCGTCACACATGTATTTCCATGTTGACGGTTGCCGGAGTGTCAGACAAGGTCATCAAGAAAATTGTCGGACACAAAGGACAGGGTGTGACAGAGGTTGTCTATACTCATTTTGAGATTGAGGAACTGATTGACGCTATCAACAAAATATAGAGGTGTGCCATGAATAGAACTGAATACAAAAATAATTTCGGGCGTGAGCATTATGAGCGAATCAATCTCGCAGTACCCAAAGGGATGAAAGACATCATCAAGGCTCTTGCATCTGACAAGGGAATGTCGGTCAATGCATATATTCAAGACCTTGTGAGAAAAGACCAATGCGGATTATTCGACACGATGCAGATTGCAGAAAAGAACAGAGAAATGATTTCCGGTATCTCCGGAAACATGCACGACGGATATGACATCATATTCAAGGACGGCCATTCCTGCCACTGCCGGACGAAAAAGGATGTCCGGTCGTGCATCATTGAATATTGCAACGAAAAGGGCGATTGAATCGTCCTTTTTTCATGCAAATTCTTGTCTTACATAAGACTTGTAATGTCTTACACAAGACAAGGTTTTCCGTGTTAGTTACCTGTTAGTTATGTGTTAGTTACCGTTGAAATTTCGTGTGTTTTTGTGGTGTCTGATAGATTTATCGGAATATAAAGAAATCCCCGAAAACTCGATGTTTTCGGGGAAATTTGCTCTTTTGTGATATTCGCTTGAATTATCTCTTTGAGAACTGTGGTGCTCTACGAGCTGCTTTGAGACCGTATTTCTTACGCTCTTTCATACGTGGATCACGTGTTAAGAATCCAGCAGACTTAAGAACTGGTCTGTACTC